AAGATTCCTATATTCAGGTTATTAAAAATCAAATTAAATTGTTAAATCAAATTCGTGATGATTTGTGGTTTTATTTGATTCTGCCTTGTGAAGTTCCATCTTTAGCCTTTGATAATGTAACACAATACTATACAGATTTTGAAACATACCCTCCAACAATGAGGTCAAATTTCAGCGTAAAAGATATTAAAAATATATTAAACCATGATTTGGATTTTGATATAGTAATGACACATCTACCAGAACACACACACGCTTTAAAAAATACAATGTATAATATTACTCACCATACTCCACCGATGTTTGGTTATTGTCATTGGTTTGACTTGAAAGATGTGGTCGCCTGGAGTAAGGATAGTTTCTTACAAAATATTACAGGACTATTAGAATATGAAAGATGCTATTTGAACACACAACATCAAAAAGACTTAGTTATAAATCAAGCAAAAGAAACCTTCAATGATAAGACTATTGAAAAACTAGATGACATTTTAACAGTACAACATTTGGGAGTTAATAAGGGCGATATTGTGTCTGAAATAAATGAAAGTCCTGAAAAGATTATTGTGTTCAATCATAGACCAGATACTTACAAACATTTCAAACAGTTCATAGCTCTCACAGATAAGTTGTGGGAAACAAGAAAAGATTTTAAAGTATGGATACCTTTGTTAGATAAACCAAATAGAGATTATGTGATTACTGATAAGGGTAACAAACAATGGTATTATAATAGACTTAAAGATTGTTGCGTTGGTTTTTCACCTAAACAAACTTATGGCGGATGGAGTGTTGCAACCACAGATGGTATGATGAATGGCGTTCCTTACATTTTATATAACGATACATATTATAAAGAACTAAATTCTAATGCTGACTTCTTTACTACGGATGAAGAAGCTTTAATACTACTGAATGTGTATTTAGACACTCCAGTGAGAAATGTACGAGCAATCGAATCCTTAGAACACCTACACAACAACCTGATATACAAAGATAAAATGATTGCAATGAATGATTATATGAACGATTTGCTATCAAAACAAAAGGTCATGGGTGATAGTGATAAGTTAAAGGATATTATTAGTTGGATTGAGTATAATAAGTCTTTGACTAAAAAGGATATCATGTCAAATCTTGGTTGGGGTAGGGGTATTAAGTGGACGCCGTATCGCCGTGCTTTGATGAATCACCCTAATATCTATGATGTAAATGATTCAGAGCCAACATATAATTGGAAAGAGTAAATATCGCTTGACAAAATTAATTAAACAGAGTATAATACCATTATGTTAACAGTATTAAGACGACTAAAAGACCAACCAGATGCCGAATGGGAGTTTCACGAACTTTCATTGGATAAATTCCCAGGCGGATTTCAAAGAGAATTAGATTGGGCTGGACGATATAAAAGAAGAAGTGCAGACCCAAGACAGAAACATGAATATAAAGTAGAGGTAAGAAATGAGTGATTTTTTGAAAGATATTATAAAAGAAACAGGCAATGAATATGCAAGTTTGGTGTCAGAAGGCTCGACAGGAGATGTTGATTCTTTTATTGACACAGGTTCGTATATTTTTAATGCATTATTGGGCGGCAGTATTCATAGAGGACTACCATCAAATAAGATAACTGCTATTGCAGGCGAAAGTGCAACAGGTAAAACTTTCTTTGTATTGGGTATGTGTAAGAACTTTCTCGATAAGAATCCAGACGGCGGAGTTATTTTCTTTGAAAGTGAATCTGCAATCACAAAAGAAATTATTGAAGATAGAGATATTGATAGTAGTCGTATGGTTGTTATGCCAGTTACTACTGTTCAAGAATTCAGACATCAGGCGCTTACTGTATTAGACAAATATATTGAACAAAAGAAATCTGAAAGAAAACCAATATTACTTGTTTTAGATTCTTTGGGTATGTTATCGACCACTAAAGAAATGGAAGACACACAAGCTGGTAAAGAAACAAAAGATATGACAAGGGCACAAATTGTTAAGGCTGCTTTTCGAGTACTCACTTTAAAGTTAGGCAAAGCAAAAGTTCCACTTGTTATAACCAACCACACCTATGATGTTATCGGTAGTATGTTCCCTCAGAAAGAGATGGGAGGAGGTTCAGGATTAAAATATGCCGCCAGTTCCATTATCTATCTTTCTAAACGAAAAGAAAAAGACGGTACTGAAATTATTGGCAATATAATTCATTGTAAGAATTACAAATCAAGACTGACCAAAGAAAACAAAGTCGTAGATGTTCGATTGACTTATGATAAAGGTTTAGATAGACATTATGGTTTATTAGATTTGGCATTGAAACATGGTATATTCAAATCAGTTTCTACAAGGGTTGAGTTGCCAGATGGCACCAAGACTTTTGGTAAAACTATAAATAATAACCCAACTAAATTTTACACACCAGAAATACTAGAACAATTGGACGCTGTTTGTGCAAAAGAATTTAAATATGGAGATGTAATTGAAGAAGAATATACCGAAACCACACAAGACGACCAGTCCTAAACACCAAGAAGATTATGTGTTTGTAGAAAAACACGGCGAGGATTTTACAGGACTTAAACTAATTAGTGGTCCGTTTGCAAGCATAGTTTACCATTATGGAAAAGTAGGATTCAGACCAGAGTCTGAGGCTATTGATGGTGCGTTGCCAATGGTATTTGATTACACGGTTATAGAAAACAGAATAGAGGCTGACACAGACAGTCAGGAATTTATCAATCATATTGGCGATATATTGGTTGTGTTGTTAGATGAAGAATTGAAAGAGAAAAAGGAACTTGATGGAAAGAATTGAAACAACAGCGATTAGAAATTTAATCCACAACGAAGAATATTGTAGAAAAGTTTTACCTTTCATCAAAGAAGAATATTTTAATGATAGATTAGAGAAGGTATTATTTTCAGAAATTTCTAAGTTTGTTAATAAGTACAACAATCTCCCAACAAAAGAATCCTTGTCGATTGAAATTAATACGAACAAAAGTATTAATGAAGATGAATATAAAAAGATAACAGAAATATTATCTACATTGAATCCAGAACCAATTAATTTAGATTGGTTAGTTGAAACGACAGAAACATTTTGTAAAGACCGTGCGATTCATAATGCAATTCTTGGCGGTATTCAAATTCTAGATGGCAAAGATAAAGAACATACTCCAGAATTTCTTCCAGAGTTATTGTCAGAGGCGTTATCAGTTTCCTTTGACCAGAAGATTGGACACGATTACTTACTTGAATCAAAAGAACGATATGATTTTTATAAGAGAAAAGAAGAACGCTTAGAATTAGATTTAGAATTCTTCAACAAGATAACCAGAGGTGGTATTCCATCTAAAACTTTGAACATCTGTCTTGCAGGAACTGGTGTTGGTAAAACAATGTTTATGACTTCTATTGCTTCATCAGTTTTATTACAAGGCAAGAATGTATTATATATCACAATGGAGATGGCGGAAGAAAGAATTGCAGAAAGAATTGACGCCAATTTGTTGAATGTCGGCATGAGCGATTTAGAAGAATTGCCATATAAGATGTATGAAACAAAGATAAATAAGTTACAAACTAAGACAACAGGACAATTAATTGTCAAAGAATATCCAACGGCGTCTGCTCATGTTGGACATTTTAAGAATTTATTGAGTGAATTAGCATTAAAGAAATCATTTAAACCAGATATAGTTTTTATTGATTATTTAAATATATGTGCTTCATCAAGATTTAAAGCTGGGGCAAATGTTAATTCATACACATATATTAAAGCGATTGCAGAAGAATTAAGAGGTCTTGCAGTCGAACACGATATTCCAGTATTCTCTGCTACACAAACAACCCGAGGTGGTTTTGTGAGTAGTGATATTGGTTTGGAAGATACATCAGAAAGTTTTGGTCTTCCGGCAACAGCAGACTTTATGTTTGCACTAATCTCATCTGAAGAATTGGAAGCAAAGAATCAGATAATGGTTAAACAATTAAAAAATAGATACAATGACCCAACGATAAATCGAAAGTTTATTATTGGGGTTGATAGGTCCAAAATGCGTTTGTATGATGTAGAACAAAAGGCACAAGAGGATTTGGTTGAGAGTGGTCAAAGCGACACATCAATAACAAGTAAATTCACTAAGAAACTTGGTGAGTTTTCAGACTTTAAAATATAACACAGGAGAAACAAATGGCAATAACAATTAACGGTAAAGAGTATGATGAAAACGACTTTAGTGGTGATGTTAAGAATTCTATTCTGCAAGTGCAAAATTCAAATCAACAGATTGCACAATTACAAGCAGAGGTTTTGAATCATCAAATTATAGCGAAACATCACAGTCAGAATATTCAAGATAATTTACCTGCTGAAGAAGAATCACCTACAGAGGAAGCTACTACTGCTAAGGCGCCCCATCCAGATACACTGGTGACCGAGTAATGAGTGAAGGCCAAAGCGAAAGATTCCACGAAATCTTAGATGTAATTAAAAAGTTACATGACGCTAAACGCCATGACTATGGAGATGATACGGATGTATTCGCTAACTTCAGACTATCAGAGTTAGCGGGTATATCTCCTTGGAAAGGTTCCGTTATTCGTATGGGCGACAAGTATGCTCGTATTAGTAATTTCATTAAGAAAGGTGACTTTAAATTCAAAGAAGAAAGTATCAAAGACACTTTAATGGACATGGCAATCTATAGCTTGATTACTATTATATTATATGAAGAAGAAATGTTTAATACCCATGTTAAACAATTTGAAGAAGGACTAGCTCCCGACAAATAACCCCAAATAACGCTTGACATTTTTTCCATAATACTGTATAAATAGCAGTATAAGGAGAAAAATATGACAGTATCACCCAGTTATCAACAAAGAGGCGTACCAAATCCATTTTATACTATAGATAAGCCAGTAGATGATAAGGTTAAGACTCTTACAAAGATTAACGAACCAACATATAGAAACATTAAAGAAAAGGGCTCACTCAAATTATTGGGCGCCGCTTCTGGTAAATTTATGTTTCAAATATATTCAGCAGATGAGCCCCAAGCACACTACATTTCAATAAGAAAAAAAGATATTACAGGACATTTGGGAATGAAAAGTCGTAAAGATACTACGGCATCTTCAAATGTAAATGAATTTCTTTCTGTTTTTTTCTTAATTAATCCATATAAATCAGACGATTTTGTTAGACAGGTAGAAGATGACTCATGTATATTTGGTAAAAAGGGTACAGGGGTTCTTAATCCAAAACAAGGAATCAGTACAGAGGTTACTTATGAAGAACTTTGTGCATTAATAGATAAAGACGAAACCGCTGAAAGAGATATAAAAATAGGTTATGCAAATGCTATCGCAATCAAAAACGATTTGGGAGAAAGTGTGGTTGATAAAGTTTATTGGTGTCCTAGAGGAAAACCACCAGGCGTTTCTGAAAAGAATCCATCAGATACGGTTGTTCAGATAGTTGGCGGTGATTACATTGGATACTCAAACAAAATATCTGAAGG